GTGGTGGGGCTCTTCAACACCATGGACGGTCTGTACGCCACGCCCGAGGCTACGCTCGGTGCGTTCGAGCGCCTGTTCGACTACGGGGAAGACGACCTGCCGTTCACCCAGGACACGGCCGGCCGGATCGAGCGACAGCGAAACCGGAGCCTGCTGAACGACGACGTGCAGTCGCTCGCCCTCTCTCACGCCTATGCCCAGGCATCGCAGGTCGACTTCACCACGGAGGAGGCGATCGACGAAGCGGCCGGGCGCCTCGAAGACCAGTACCAGAGGATCGAGGATCGCGGCACCACTGATGCCGCCGTCCTGGAAGAGCTCCGCCAGCAGCGAGTCACGGTCGCGGGCTTCTTCGACGCCCAGAAGGACCTGAAGCCGAAGACCATCACCGTCCGCACGAGCCCGACCTCTACGCGACTCCTGGCATATCGATACTACGGATCTTCGGAGCTCGGCGACGTGATCGGAGAGCTCAACGGGTTCCAGCAGTCCGCCTACGTCGAGGGCGACGTCCTGATCCTGACGGAGTAGCCGTGCGCCTCCAGGTCGACGGAACGCGGTACGGAAACTTCGTGGGAGCAGAGGCCGTCCTGCGCCTCGACGCCCTGAGCCGGACCTTCGGCTTCGAAGCCACTTCCAGCCAGGCCCAGCCCCTGCCCTTCCGTGGCGGCGAGAGCTGCCTGGTCTTCGCGGACGGCGAGCAGATCTTGGACGGCTTCATCGAGCTCGTCAACGTGGACGGTGACGGCGGGTCTCACAAGATCGACGTGCAGGGCCGAGACCGCACCGCGGACCTCCTGGACTCCGGCCTCGGCCGCCTGTCGGACCTCCGCGCTCCCATCTCCCTGCGCGCGATCGTAGAGCGCGTGGTGGCGCACCTCGGCACCGACCTTGACGTGCTGGACTTGGCGAACCCGGCGCCGTTCACGCGGGCCGAGGACCTCGCGGCTCCGGAGCCCGGAGAAAACGCCTTCGAGTTTCTGGAGGCGCTCGCCCGGAAGCGGCAGGTCCTGCTGACGTCAGACGGGAGCGGGCGCCTGGTCATCTCCTCCGCGACCGGGACCGTGGTCGACGCCCGGATCGAGCACCGCCGGCAGGGGACCTCGAGCAACAACGTGCTCACGTACTCGGTCAGCTACGACTCGACTGGGAGGTTCAACTCCTACAAGTCGATCTCGCAGCTGAACGCGGTGGCCCTCTCCCTGGGAGGCGGGGACGTCTCCCCGAGCTCGGTCGCGAGCCAGGGCACCACGAAGACCGTCACCGACGGCGAGGTCAGGCGCGGGCGCCAGCTCGTCCTCGTGGGGGAGTCCTCCTTCTCCACGGCCGAAGGAGCGCGCCGAGCCTCGTGGGAGGCGAACATCCGCCGGGCCCGAGGGAAGACGTACTCCGCCACGGTCCACGGCTACCGGAACCAGGCGGGACTTCTCTGGACTCCGAACACGCTTGTCCAGGTAGTCGACGACTTTGCCGGGATCAACGACCGGATGCTCGTGAACTCTGTCACCTTCTCCATGAGCGAGGGCGAGGGCCGCACCACCACGCTGGCGCTCGTGGAGAAGGACGCCTACACCCTCATCGTGTCAGAGCCCGTCGAGGGGTCGAAGAAGGGCCTTGGCATCGGGCTCGAGCTGGACCCGGAGCTCGTCTGATGGCGACGATGAACGCCTTGAAGGGCCTGCTTCGGTGGGCGAGGACTTCCCGCGACGGCGACGACGCGGCCACGCTGCCGGTCCAGCAGGTGGAGTATCTCGGGAAGCTGGGCGACGCCGTGGCGTGGTTCCCATACGGGTTCCACGCCTGCGTCCCGGCAGACGAGCTCGCGCTGCTGCTCTCGCTTCAGGGGAATCCAGAAGCTCGAGTGGCATTGCCCGGGAGTCCCAGGCAGCGCCCTCGAGTAGCGTCCGGAGAGGTGGTCGTATTCCATCCCGAGACCGGGGCCGAGATCCACTTCCTGGCCAGCGGAGACGTGGAGGTCACCTCTCCCACTCGGGTCAAGGTCACGGCTCCCCTGGTAGACGTCGTCTCGGCCATCAAGGCCACGGTCACGGCTCCCCTGGTGGACGTCGTCTCGGCCACCAAGGTCACGATCACGGCACCAGCCGCCGAGGTGGTCGGGAACCTCACCGTGACCGGGAACCTGGTCGTCACTGGAACCGCCACGAACTTGGGCGTGAACATCGGCAGCACTCACGTCCACGGCGGGGTCACTGCGGGCGCCGGCGTCTCCGGCGTCCCGCAGTAGAATCGAGCCGTGCCCACCTTCTCCCAAGCCATCAACGGGATCGACGCCGTCCTCCTCGAGATCGGCGGCGGCGCCTACGACATCCAGGTCGACGGCTTCGGCGACGTCCTCACCGAGGACGCCTTCGACGCCGCGATCCTGGTCAGCCTGCTCACGGACCGCCGAGCCTCGGCCTCCGAGGTCCTGGCGTCCAACATGCGCCGCGGGTGGATCGGGAACGAATCGACCCCGGGCGTCGAGATGGGGTCGAAGCTCTGGCTCTTCGAGCAGTCGCGCCTCACCCAGTCGATCCTGAACCAGGCAGCGAACGCCGCCACCGCCGCGCTTCAGTGGCTCGTCGAGGACGGCTACGCGGTCGCGATCGTCGGGGCCGCGCCCGTCCGGACGGCAGACGGGGTATCTCTTGAAGTCACGATTCAGCGCACCACCTCAGAGGTGGAGACGAAGTCGTTCGCGCTGTGGAACAGGACGGGAGCCTGATGCCTCTGAACGTTCCCGCCTCCGCGGCCGAGGTAGACGCCCGATCGAAGACGGACGTCCAGGCTTCCCTGAGCCTGTTCGGAGGCAACCCCTTCCTTCGCAACTCCTGGCTCGGGGCCCTCATCACGGCCTTCGCCAACCGGATCTTCGACTTCTACTTCGCCTTGACTCAGGCGAGCGAGGAAGCGATCCCGGACACGGCTGTCGACTTGCTCGACCGGTGGGCCGCCATCTGGGGAGTCCAGCGGCAGTCGGGAACTCAGGCCGTCGGAACGGCCGCCGTCACCGGAACTGCGGGCATCTTGATCCCGAAGAGCACGCTCTTCACCGCTGGCGACGGGCACGAGTACGAGTCTACGGCCGACGCGACGATCGCGGCCTCGGAATCCCTCTCCGTCTCGAGCATCACGAGGTCCGGGCAGGTCGCCACCCTGAACGCCGCGGCCGCCTTCCCCGCCGGCCTGGCGGCGAACGTGCGGATCACCGTGGCGGGCGCGAACGAGGTCCAGTACAACGGGACCTTCGACGTTGCCTCGTTCGTGGACCTCGACACGCTGACCTACGCGGTCGCGGGCTCTCCCGCCACTCCCGCCACCGGCACAATCACCTACTCCTTCACGTCGGCTGCCGTCCCGGTACGGTCGCTCCTGTTCGAGGAAGAGGCGAACCAGCTCGCCGGAGCGGTGCTCACCCTCCAGAGCCCGATCGCCGGGGTGGATGACGAGGTGAACGCGAACCCGGCGGGCCTCGGCGGAGGCTCGGACCAGGAGACGGACGAGGCTCTCAGGTCCCGGATGCTGGACCGCATCCAGAACCCCATCGCGCACTTCAACGTGGCGGAGATCACGGCCGTGGCGAAGGCCGTTCCGGGCGTCACCCGGGTCTTCGTCTTCGAGGTGACCCCCGCGGTTGGGGACGTCACCGTCTACTTCATGCGCGACAACGACAGCCCGGCGATCCCGGACGGCACGGAGGTGCAGGCCGTCAAGGACGCCCTCGACGAGATCCGGCCGGCGAACACCGCCACGGGGGACCTGATCGTGGCGGCCCCCACTGCCGTTCCCACGAACTACACCTTCACCGCCCTCGTCCCGAACACGGCCTCGATGAAGGCCGCGATCCAGGCGAGCCTGGTCCAGTTCTACGCCGAGAGAACTCAGGTCGGGCAGAACGTGAAGGCCGACGCCTACCGCTCCGCGATCTTCAACACGGTCGACACGGTCACGGGGGACGAGGTCACCTCCTTCACTCTTTCGACTCCGACCGGAGACGTCGCCATCACCGCGGGGCAGATCGGGACTCTCGGAAACGTGACCTTCCCGTAGGGGGCGACATGTCCGAACCTCTGCTCCCGCTCTCCGCCGACCAGCAGACCCAGGCCCTGGCCAACTACCTCCCCACCGGGCGGGCCTTCGGAGCCAAGAACCTCGAGGGTTCTGTCACGCGCCAGCTGCTCGCGGGCCTCGGCGTGGAGGCGGGCCGCGCCGACCAGGCGATCCTCGACTTCCTCCGCGAGATCCTGCCGGACCAGACGGTGCAGTTCCTCGCCGAGTGGGAGAGCGCGGTCGGGATCCCCGACGACTGCTTCGACACGAACGGGATTACGGACGAGCGCCGCAGGAACGTACTCGCGAAGCTCTCCGCCGAGGGGCTCCAGACGTGCCTCGACTTCCTGGCTCTTGCCGCGAAGTTCGGAGTCGTCGCTGACTGCGTCGGCGGATCGGTCAACGGGACTTTCCCCTACACGTTTCCGATGGTCTTCTTCAACTCGCCGAAAGAAGCTCACTTCACCATCATCATCAACTTCGTGCTCCCAGCAAACCTCACCTTCCCCTACACGTTTCCGATTCAGTTCGGAAACGCGGAGCTCATCTTGGTCCAGTGCCTCTTCAGGCACCTCAAGCCGGCGAACGTCCAGATCCTCTTCGTCAACCTCTAGCCCTGGGGTAGAATCCGAGCCATGCAGGACCTGAACGACAAGATCATTGGCGGAGGCGCCGCTGGGCAGCTCACCGCCGCGGAGTGGAACGAGGTCCCGACGGAGATCCAGAACATCATCGCGGCCGTCGGGCTCACCCTCTCGGCCGGCGACCTCAACCAGCTGGGGAAGGGGATCGCGGCCTACGCCGGAGCGGGTCACTTCTACACGGAGACGGGGGCGGCCAACGCCTACGTCGCCGGCGTGATCGGTGGCAAGCAGGGACCTCCGTTCCTGAACGTGGCGGCGGACGGGCTCCTCGTTCGGTTCCGCGCGGCCAACGCGAACTCGGGCGCTTCGACGGTCAACGTCAGCGGGCTCGGAGCGAAGACGATCACGCGCGAGGACGGAGTCGCCTTGGTGACCGGCGACATCGTAACGGGGAAGGACGTGATCCTCCGCTACCGGCAGAGCACGGACACGTTCCTCTTGCTGCAAGCCGCGCTTCCGGCCGAGGCCACGGCCATCGCGCCCCGAGGCTACATCGACGGAGTGATCCTCTCGAACGACGCCGGGGACGTGACCAACGACATCAGCTTCGCGGCCGGAGTCTGTCGTGACTCGACCGACTCCGCTACCATCCGGCGGACCACGGCGATCATCAAGCAGGCGGATGCCGTGTGGGCGGCGGGCTCCGCCGCGGGAGGTCGCGCTTCTGGCGCGACTGCGCGGGCCGCGGGCGTCTGGTACCATTGCTTCCTCATCCGCAACCCCTCGAGCGGCGCAGTCGACGCGGGCTTCGACTCGAGCCTGACGGCCGCCAACTTGCTGGCGGACGCGACGGGCTTCACTCAGTTCCGGCGAGTCGGAAGCATCCTGACCATCGCTGGTCCCGCGAACAAGCTCTTCCACCAGAGCGACGCGGAGTTCCTGTGGCTCGACCCGGTCGAGGACTTCGACGGCGCTGGCTCTGGCGCCGGCGCGGCAGAAGTGCTCGAATCTGTCCCGCCCGGGGTCAGGGTCTGGGCGATCATCAACGCCTACATGAGCGCGAACCCCGGCCAGTGGAACCTCCACGCGATGGACACGAACTCCACGGCGTCGAGCAATGATCCGCCGAACCTGACCCTCCGGTGCAACGGCGGCGACATGACCACCAACGGATTCGGTCCTCTCATCCTGCGAACGGATGCCTCACAGCAGATCCGACAGCGGGGCGACGGCACTCCGAACCGGATCGTGACTCGGGGCTGGATCGACGCGCGCGGCCGGAACGCCTAGCCGTGCAGGACTTGAATGACAAGGTGACCGGCGGCAACGTCACCGCCGCTGAGTGGAACCAGGTCCCGTCCGAGCTCCAAAACGTCATCGTGGCCTTGGGTCTCACCCTCTCGAGCGGGGACCTCAATCAGCTCGGGAAGGCGCTCGTGACGATGGCTGGAGCGGCCTCCCACTACGTGGACACGGGAGCCGCGGACGCCTACGTCGTGGGGGCGATCGGTGGCAAGCAGGCCCCGCCTTTCCTGAACGCCGCGGCCGACGGGCTCCTCGTCAGGTTTCGGCCGGTCAACAACAACACGGGCGCATCGACGGTGAACGTCAACGGGCTCGGGGCGAAGACGATCACTCGGGAGGACGGGAACGCCCTGGCCCTCGGCGACCTGATGACGACTCGTGACGCCTTGCTCCGCTACCAGCAGAGCACGGACTCGTTCCTCCTCCTCGATGCTTCCCTCCCTCAGGACCGGGTCAACACGGTCGCCTTCCGGGGCTACGTCGACGGGTTCATCCTCTCGAACGATCCGGGCGACGCGGCGAATGACATCGCCGTCTCCCCCGGGATCGCGCGCGATTCCACGGACGCGGCGACGATGAAGAGGTTGACCTCGATCACGAAGCGCCTGGACGCGGCCTGGGCCGCGGGCTCGGGCGCGGGCGGCTTCCCCACCGGGCTGACTCGAACGTCCGGGATTTGGTACCACGTCTATCTGATCCGCAACCCCGCGAGCGGGGCCGTGGACGTCGGAGTCGACTCGAGCCTGACGGCCGTGAACCTGCTGGCGGACGCGACGGGCTTCACTCAGTTTCGCCGGATCGGCGCGATCAAGACGATCGCGGGCCCGGCAAATAAGCTCTTTCATCAGTACGGGGACGAGTTCCTCTGGCTGGACTCCGAAGAGGACTTCGACGGCGCGGGTTCCACGGCGGGCGCCCTCGAGGCGCTCGACTTCGTCCCGACCGGAGTCAGGGTCTGGGCGATCATCAACGCCTACACGGCAGTCGGGGCTGGCCAGCTCCTCCTTTCCTCGGGAGACGTGAACAACGCGACCGAATCGAACGACCCGCCGAACCTGACCCTCAGGTGCAACGGCGGCACGATGGCGACGAACGGCGTCGGCCCGATTCGGCTTCGCACGAACGCTTCGGCACAGATCCGCCACAAGCAGACGAACACCAGCAACTGGAAGCTCGTCGTTCGAGGGTGGATCGATCCTCGCGGGCAGGACGCGTAGGCCGTGGACGCGCTCGAGCGAATCGAAGAGGCCGTCACGGCCCAAGGGCAGATCCTGGCCCGCGTGGACGAGCGGACCCGCTTGATGAAAGATGCATTCGAGCGCGAGGTCGCGGCCCTTCACCACCGGGTCGGAGAGGTGAAGGAAGACTGCGACCGAGACGCCGCGCGCCTCGACAAGCGGGTAGATGACCTCGCCTCCCGGCCGGCGCCCGGGCGCGGGCGGGTGGTCGCCACCACTGGGGGCGGGGTGGTCGGGACCCTGGGGCTCGTTCAGGTTCTCGATTGGTTCAAGGA